TTCTACCCATTATTGATGGTTGAACACCCAGAGCGTTTTCCGTGTAATAACAATTTGGATATGTATTTACATGTGCTCCTGCATTTGCTGGATCATTTAATTCAGGGACATGACCAATCATTTTCTCAAATAGTTCCATTTTTTGCTTATTAAAATCTCTTTGAGCCATAGCTAATATATATTGACCTGTATATTCTTGTAACGTTTGATTACCACAAGTAATAGTAACCTTTCTAACCATTTGAGCACCTAAATAGTCAATCCACTTAAATTCATATGGTGCCCAATCAGTATAAAATTTATTCCCTTGTTCATCTGTTAATTCTTTTGGTTTCATAATTGGAGACCAAATATTAGGTATATTAACAGCAATATATGTGTCCATCAATAATTCTGCATAACGTTTGATCTTAAATGTAAATGTAGATTCTTCATTAATTCTTAAAGTTGGAGTTCCTTCGTGATCTATACGAAAATTCTGCTTACCAAAATTAGTATATTTTGCATATTTTGCTTTCCAAAATGTTTTAGATGGATTACCATTTAAAATTATATTTGGATTGCCTTCAGATATTAAATTTAATAATCCTCCTGCCATATTACTATATTATTAGTTATTTATTATTAGTTATATATTTTTATTATTAAATTAAAAATATATATTTGTTTTTTGTTTTTGTTTTTTGTTTTTTGCTTTTTGCTTTTTGCTTTTTGCTTTTTGCTTTTTGTTTTTTGTTTTTTGTTATCACTTTGAATAATTTGAATTCAACGAATTCATTGAGTCAAATGAATGTCTTGATATCATTCTATTTGTATTTGTATTTCTATTTATATTTCTATTTCTATTTCTATTTTTTCTGATTTCTGGAAAATATGGTGATGTATTTATTGATGTTTGAACTCCTAAATAGGTATCGTCTGCTTTTTGAGGTATTGCTTGTGAATATTGTTTGCACGGTGATAATTCTTCGCTTGAACTAGAAGACATTTTTTCATAATTTCTTGAAATATCTCGTGGTTGAATTTTATTTTTACTATATTTATTGCTATTGCTATATTTATTGCTATTGCTATTTCTATAATTTGTTCTATTACTACTACTACTATTATATCTAGGAGATTTAATTGGACTTATATTTCTGCTAGGAATATTTACAATATTATTGAATATTTCATCATGAATTTCATTAATTTTTATATTTGTATATTCTAGATTTTCACTTAAAATACTCATTCTTTTATCCAAATTTTTAATTTTATTGTTTATATCATTTAATCGCAATATAATTACATCTTTAGATATATTATTGTTCATTATTTATATATCAAATTATATTTTTAAATACTTAGTTTGATAATTTTATTTTATTTTATTTTATTTTTATACATAAAAATAACAAAATATCAAAATATTAAAATATTAAAATAAATAAATAAATGATAAATATATTATATATTATATAATAAACTATAGTATTACTATGGAAAGTTATAAAGATTCGTCAAATTATAGTTATTTAAATATTGCATTTAAAATTTTTTTAATAGTAACATTAATTATGACTTTAATTATTTATTTTAAAATAGATATTTTTAACATAAAATTTTTCAAAGATAGAAATAAGGATGAAAAATTTGTTCATAAAGATTACGATGTAAATAGAAAATTAGTTAATGCAATAACCAAGGAAAACTATTTAACTATGAATTTATCAGATTTTTTTATTAAGACCGCATTTAATTGTTGCAAAAATGGATATGGTGACTCCAATGTTGAAAAATTAAAAACAATTATTTCTCAAGGATTTAGATGTTTAGATTTCGATTTGATTTATAAAAATAATACTATAAAAATTAAAAATCAACCAAGTAATGAAACATTTTATGATGCACTAGAAATTATTGATAAACGTTGTTTTAATTCATCATATTGCAATAATAACGAAGACCCATTAATAATAAATATTCGATTTGATAAATCTGTCACAGATTCATTGACAGAATCTAAAAATGTTTATAAAAAATTACGCGAAATGTTTAAAACTCTTAACAGTAAAAGATTCGATTCTTCATATTCTATGTTGCAAAAAATAAAAGACATTGGAAGTTACACAGATGTATTAAGAGAACCATTAAATAATATTTATGGGAAAATTATTGTTATGTGCAATTACAATTATGATATAATTGATATAAATGACTTCGCTGCTAAACACGAAGTATTACAATATATTCATATAAATACTTATATTGCGGATACAAATGACACTATAGATATTATTGATACTGTATTAATAACTGATACAAATTCTACTTACAATAATGCAATTATTAATATGGATATTAATGATTCAATAAAAACTGATAGTATTAGTTTAATAAATTTGAATAAAGAATATCCAATGATGATTATACCTAATAGTTATGATAGTATAAGTGCTATTGCAAATCCATCATCACTAGAAGATGTATTTGGATATACATTTAGGGCATTAGAATTTTCAGGTATAAAAGATTTTAATCAAGAAATTTTAGATTCAGATATAAAAATATATATAGATGAATTTAATATAATGGGTTCAGCATTTATTTTAAAACCTATTAAATTAAGAACAATAAGATAGTTATATTTAAATTTACTATTTTACTTTTTTACTTTTTTACTTTTTTAATTTATTATATAAATACATATTATATAACCATAATGTCAAAAGTTTGCAAAAATGCAACATTTGAAGAATGTGAATTATCTATTTTGCGTATGGCAGTAGATAGCGCACAAGAAAAAATGCAAAAAAAAATAGTTCAAAATAAAGATGTAAGTGATATAATTAGTGTTGTTGAAAAATTTATTCGTGATAAAAAATTAGTTTGTTACGGAGGTACTGCAATTAATAATATATTACCAGTTGAAGACCAATTTTATAACAAAAATGTAGAAATTCCGGATTATGACTTTTTTTCTCCAAATGCGTTAAATGATGCGAAAGAATTAGCTGATATTTATTATTCAAATGGTTATACCGACGTCGAAGCAAAGGCTGGACAACATTATGGAACATATAAGGTTTTTGTAAATTATATTCCTGTTGCTGACATTACATCAATTGCGAATGAAATTTATAAACCACTTAAGATAGATTCTATAAGTGTAGATGGTATATTTTATGCATCACCTAATTTTTTAAGAATGGCAATGTATTTAGAATTATCCAGACCAGCAGGAGATACAAGTCGTTGGGAAAAAGTATTGAAACGTTTATCATTATTGAATAAAAATTATCCTCTTGTTTCAAAATGCGATAATGTGCAATTTCAAAGAAAAATGACAAATAATGAAAATGAAGAAAATATATATAACAGCATAAAAACTACACTTATAAATCAAAATGTTGTATTTTTTGGTGGTTATGCTATATCATTATATTCTCAGTATATGCCTACTAAATTAAGGAAAAAATTTACCAATTATGCTGATTTTGATGTTCTAAGTAATAATCCGTCTCAAACAAGTACTATTGTTATTGAAAGATTAAAGGATATTGGTATTAAAAATGCTAATTTAAAGAAACATAACTCTGTCGGTGAAATAGTACCTGAACATTACGAAATTAAAATCGGCAAAGATTCTATTTGTTTTATTTATAAAACAATTGGATGTCATAGTTATAATAATACTGAACATCAAGGTCAACAAATAAAAATTGCTACAATAGATACAATGTTGAGTTTCTATTTGGCATTTTTATACACAAACCGGAATTATTTTAATCAATTTATTGATAGAATTTTGTGTATGTCTCAATATTTATTTCAAGTCCAACAAAAGAACCGTCTTCAACAAAAGGGTTTATTAAAACGTTTCAGTATTACTTGTAAAGGACATCAGAAATCTGTACAAGAAATAAGAGGAGCAAAATCTGAAAAATATAAAGAATTTAAAGGAAACAAAAATAAATTTAAAGAATTTGAAGAATGGTTTTTGAATTATAAACCGGATGATATAAAAAATAAAAATAAA